AATATATCAATATCAAATAAATCGTTCCAATCCAGATCGAGCCGTCGGTATATTGCTTCCGTTTAACAAACCAGTTGAAGGTAAAGCAATTGCGGATAATTATGCTTCAGGGTCAATAGGCGCCGGAGGTGTTTTTATTCAATCATATACAACTGAGTTACAGTCAATATCAAATTTAAAAAATTTATTGTTGACTCGTAAAGGCGAGCGTTATATGCAACCTAATTTTGGTACAGATATATATGCAACTGTATTTGAACCAAACACGGATCTTACTCGAGAAAATTTGCAATTGTCATTACAAGATGATATCGAATTTTGGTTACCGTACATTCAGTTGTCAGCAATCGAAGTGATTGGAAATGTAGACTCATATAGTATATCAATTAGAATTAGATATACAGTACAAAACTCAAATACTGAAAGAGTTATCATAGTGTTAGCAAATGAAAACGAAATTATTCTTTCTGAAATTGATAATAACCCGGCTAAGTTAGCTCAGGTTGGTTATTTTTAAGGATGACATATGGATTTAATTAAAAAAGACGTTAAATATCTAAACAAAGATTTTGCCCAATTTCGAGCAAATCTAATTAATTTTGCACGTCAATATTTTCCAAACAGCTATAATGATTTCAATGAATCATCGCCTGGTATGATGTTTATGGAAATGGCGTCATATGTTGGTGATGTACTTTCATATTATACAGATCAATCTTTCCGTGAATCAGTATTGGCTAATGCACAAGAAAATGCAAATGTATTGCAATTAGCTCAGTTATTTGGTTACCGTACAAAATTGAATACGCCAGCAACGGTTGTGTTAGATGTTTACCAGTTAGTACCAGCAAAAGGCACTGGTAACTCTGCAGAACCTGATTACAATTATGCACTATCCGTTAAAGAAAATGTACAGGTACAGACCATCGAAGGTATCAACTTTGTAACAACTCAACCGGTTGATTTTGCTGTTGATACGGCAGCAGATCCGCGCGAGGTGTCTGTATACTCAACAGATAACATTGGTAATATTGATTTCTATCTGTTAAGAAAACAAGTACCGGCTAAATCAGGTGAAATAAAAACTAAAACATATACATTTACAGCTCCTAAGCCATATGATAAAATCACATTGCTAGAAACAAATGTATTGGATGTGATTGAAATTCTAAGTAGTAGCGGTGATGAATGGCTTGAAGTAGACTATTTAGCACAGGACACTGTATTTGAAGCAATTGCAAATGTACCGTTCAATGACGCAGATTTATCTGATAACAGAAGTTCAGTACCTTACATATTGAAATTGAAACGAACACCTAGACGATTCATCACTCGTGTACGTAATGATCAGAAATTAGACATTCAATTCGGTGCTGGTGTAAGCTCTGACTCTGACGAAGAACTTATTCCTAATCCAAAAAACGTTGGAATGGGTTTAGAATATCTTAGTCGTACCACTGCAGTCGATGTTGATCCTACAAACTTTTTACGTACTAGTACATATGGATTAGCTCCTAACAATGAAACATTGACAGTGCGATATACAATTGGTGGTGGTTTACATGAAAATGTATCTGCCAATGCATTAAATGTGGTTACAGATATTCAGTACAACAGCGTTAATACACCAGATGTAAATTTTGATTTTGTTAAAACAACGATTGCATTTAACAATCCAGAACCAGCTGCCGGCGGTAAAACTAAACAAGACATTGAAGGCATTCGACAGAATGCAATTGCTCATTTTGCATCGCAGAATCGAATGATAACGCGTGAAGATTATATTGCACGTTGTTTCATGATGCCAGCTAAATTTGGTGCGGTTGCTAAGGCATATGTAATTGGCGATTCTCAACAAAATACCGCCGATGTAACCTATCCTCGCGAGACGATTTCAAATCCATTAGCTCTGAATTTATATACATTGGCCTACAATGATCAGAAACAGTTGATTCCATTGAACACATCTCTTAAAGAAAATTTACGTACATACCTATCACAATTTCGTATGCTAACAGATGCCATTAATATTAAGACTGCTTACATTGTTAATATCGGTGTAGAAGTTGATATCATTCCTACATCAAACAGTAATAGCCAAGAAGTAATTTTGCGCGTTGTTAACCGTTTGAAAGAATTGTTTGAAGTTGATAGAATGCAAATTAATGCGCCGATCATCATTCCTAACATCATGGCTGAATTAGATAAAGTACGTGGTGTACAGACTGTCGCTCGGTTTGAATTAACCAATTTATATAACTCTGCATTAGGGTATTCTCCTTATGTATACGATATAAACGCAGCCACGAAGAATGGAATTATTTATCCTAGTTTAGATCCAATGATATTTGAAATTCGGTTTCCGAATAAAGATATTAAAGGAAGAATTATAAGTTAATTTTTTGGAAGTGTACTATGTATCAATTATATTATATCGATAGAGATGCTACTTTATATGAACGTAAACCTACGCAGAATACGGGTATAGACCCTATAGTAGAGTTAACAAAAATTGCATCTGGTAGTAACTTCGAAGGTGCTATACAATCCAAAACATATAATACACGTATCTTATTAGATTTTGCAACACAGATAACAGCTCTGTCACAATCAATAGTCAACGGCGAAATACCTAAATTAGGATCACATCCTTTGTCAGCATCAGTGTATTTAACTATGATTGCAGCAGATGCTTCTGATTTACCATTATCATTTGATCTTAAAGCATTTCCTGTATCACAATCATGGGTAATGGGCAATGGTTATAAAATTGACAATCCAATAACTAAAAAAGGTGTTTCTTGGTACTACCGCGATGCAGAAGATCCGGGTACGAGATGGAACACAGGTTCTGCCGCCTCATCGGGTGATGCTTCAACTACTGAATTGTTAGGTGGAGGCGCTTGGATGACTGGTTCTGGTTATGAAGCAAGTCAATCATTTTCAAATCCTAGATCATTAGATGTTCGTATGAACATTACTGACATTACCGAAAAATGGTTAAATGGTTCAATTGCTAATAATGGACTGATATTGAAACGACCTACCGCGGATGAGCGGTCTGGTAATGTATTTGGCAGTATCAAATATTATGGAAATGAGACTCATACAATTTTCATTCCGCGTTTAGAAGTAGCATGGGATGATACAGTCACATCAGGTACTGGATCGTTTAACGCTATATCATCTGATACATATGTACCATATTTTAAAAATATTAGACCATCGTATCGTACTGATGACAAGGCAATACTACGAATTGGTGTGAGGCCAGAATATCCAGTACGAAATTATGGAACTGGTTCAGTTTATTTAACTGAATACAGGTTACCAACATCAAGTTATTATAGTGTTACAGATGCATATACAAACCAAACTGTCATACCTTATGATACAAAAGCTACAAAAATTTCTTGTGATACCAATGGATCATTTTTCAAAATACGTATGAGTACATTAATGCCAGAACGGTATTACAGAATTTTATTGAAAATTGAACGTAATGGTGGTGATGATGTGCAGATACATGACAATGGATATTATTTCAAAATAGAGCAATACAATGGCAGATAATCAGTTTTCAAATAGACCGGGAGAATCAAGTGATATCAATGAACGTGAAATTATCGTTCGTGAATTACTCAAAGAATTTCCAAATGATCCGTTACTACAACAAGGAATTTTATCTCCAGAACAGAAACCTGAAGTTAAGCCTGTAACAGACATTGCAAAACGAAATCCGGCTAGTGGTTTATTGGAAGTAGATGCCGATGTATCCGCTGTATATGCTGAATACAATTTAAGTAAGCTGTTGCCAGGACTAGATGAAGATGCTTTGGATGAAGCTTTGGATGACGAATTCACTACTTTCATTGTTAATGAACCAGGCTCAGGATTGCCAGTACCAGTTGTATCAGGTTTGTTTTATATAACTACCACAATGCCTGGCGACTTTCATGACATGTATATTCAATATGGTGTTGAACGTATACCTGAAATGTTAGCAAGTGGTATGGATGATGAATCAATTCAACGTAATTTATTTTGTGTATGGTATGTCGAACGAAATAAAGCTCGTCCAATTCCAAACTATAAAACATTAGAAGTAATGCTTGTTGAGCGTAATTTAACGTATGACTCAGTTGCTGTTGCAACCGCTGATGACATTAGAGCATATGATTTACGTTTGGATGGTCGATATGAACAGTATACTTTAACTGATGAAAATGGAAATACATTACCTCCGCCAACATTTATCGATGAATTAGTTGTACGTCAAGTGATTAATCGTAGTCCGGAATGGAACACAAAAATTAGATATTTGTCAGGATATCGTCCTGGTAAAACATTTAATGCATCTATTGCAGCGTTAGGAGTTAATTTTTTACGTGATCCAGCTGATTACATTCGCCCGAAAGAAAAACGTGTATCAATGTTCATAGAAACAGTTGAGGATGAAAATGGACTTTCATATTCACGTAATGTTCTTCCGCGCGAAGCTAGACAACGTCAAGAAATTTTAGCTCAATTAACAGATGATCCGGCATTGCAACAGCAATATGGATTAGAAGAGTATACCGGTCCTATAAACCCAATTTCAACACCTCAATTATTTTCATTGTTAGATGAAGATCCATATGATCTTTATTATGACTCCGCATTTCGTCCTTCAAGGATTGAAAACATGCGTGCCGAAATGGAAGGAAAATTAGTATTGCCAGAGTGGTCAAAAGCAGCATTGCAAACAGCATTTGACGCTGCAGTCACGTCTGGTACTGATGAGTTAAGATTCGATGATCTATTTTTAGATTTGAGCATGATGGTATTTGGCCATTTCAAACAAGTACAAGACATCAATGTTTTGAAACGTATCGCGACAGACCTTAATATTGACATATCAGATTATGACAGTACTAGGGAAGTGAAATTAGAAGGTACGGATGTGTTAGATCAAAATCAATTTGCTGCATTATCTGATATACGTGGTATTATCAATGTAATGTATCTACGTGGAGCAATTAAATTGCTAGGCGGACGTACTGATGAATATTGGACTACATTTGCTAAAATTGGAAACGTTGATCAGTTAGATATTGTTGAATATGAAAAATATCAAATTGAATATCGTGATATATTTACAGTGCAAGAGTTAATACCTTTTGAACCGGCAGGTAGTACTGCATATTATCAACGTGATCAGTTGTCAAGAAATTATCTAGCAAATTTACAGCAACAAGCTATATTACAAGGTGACCTAGATAAAATACGACGACAAATATACGATCAAGTGCAACCAGTACAAGGTGCAATCGATGCATTAGAAACAGAACTTTCAAAAGTTCCGGACAATTTTTTACAAAGATTGCAAGATTTGTTTGGTCCAGATTCAGATGTTCAAAACATTTTATTTGATTCTGCAAATACATTAGGTGATATAAATGCTTGGGTACTCCAGAAACGTAAAAACGGTGGTGAAACCAAAGAAAAAGGACGGAAAGAATCATTTTTTGCATTAGTAGAAACTGAAGGACAGATTAGTCGCGATTCTTTGAGTAAACAAGCAGAAGATGAAATTTTTTCTGGTATAGGAGCTCCGGACAAGCCTTTCTGGCATATTAACGGTCGTTCGGATGATGATATTTGTAAAACTATGATATCAGCTTATTCATCAAATGCTCCATCACCAAAACTGCTTTTACTGAATGAAGCAATGATAGGTTCGTTGAATAATGCAACAAAAGATGGTGGAGCATTTGAAGTTAGTATCTCAAAAGATCGAATTTTTCAAAAACCAAGCCGCGGCAATTCTAAAGATCGTATTAATCGATTAATGAAGGATGCTAATTATTTCAAAGCAACAGTTGCCAAATATATTTATGTTGTTATATTACAATCTGCTAAAGTTCATGGTGAAACATATGAACCGTCCGAGTTTCCGACTGACATTTATGCTGCTATTGGCGTACCAAATTCTACATCAGGCGATCTTGTAACCATATGTGAAAAAGTGAATGAATTTTTACTGCAAGTTAAACAAACTTTAAAAGAAGTTAAAATAGAATTATTAGATTTTGATGAAAAACTTATCAATTCAAACGATCCAGAAGAATTGATTTCATTACAAACACAAATGGCTGCTGTATTAGCATTGCAAGACAGATTACGTACTGATGTGTTTACATCTATTGGTAACATTGATGCATATATTACTGATCAGCATGCTCAATTGCTAAATCGCATTGTACAATCAATTGAATTTGTACGTCAACGAGTGAAAGATAAAAATGATAAATACTATATTACATGGCCTGGATTGTCGACAGCTCGAGTAAGCAAATGGAAATCAGATTATAATTTCAAACAGCATCAGCCAGCTGGTACTTAAAAATCTCTATAGTTTCATAGGCTCATATTTATTATTGAATGTCATTAAATAGATTTACAAATATAACAGAGATCCGGGAAACACCTGGATTAACACGCGGAATATCGTGGCCACAAAATGCTATTGAGTTATTAGAACTTGATGAAATAAAAGTACGGCCAGATGAAACGCCTATAGTCGAAATTCATATTTATACACCGACAAATGAAGCATATCTAGGCGGTGGTCCAACTACCGATTTTGTAATTCAAGGTGATAAAATCTATATAGATTATGTCAAAACTTTTGCAAATCTTAATATTAAACGTGGATTTTTCAAAGTATTAGTAAATGTTTATTATGAAGTGATTGGTACATATGATTATCCATTGCTTAAAATAACTGACATTTCAGCTGATGGTCGTGAGTTATTACTGACAGTGTTCAGGCCGCGCGCGGAAGCATCTGTACCGACTGACATCATTTCTACCTTTTTAGATTTGTATCCAAAAGCTTTACAACGAGACTTTGCATTAAATTTTGGTGAAAATGAAATCATACGTATCATCAATTACAAATCTTATTTGGATAACAATGTTTTAGCTGTACGTACGTTAACTCCACTACCAATAGATTTTGCAGAATTATCACGTTGCAATTTAGTTGAACTTGTTTCTGATGCATGGATAGACAACATCAGTTTAGATCAGTTGGCACCATCGCCAGAACTTAGCACGTTACGTGGACCTAATTTTGAAATTGAGTCTGGTTATACTACAGTTACAGAAACTGACTTTCTGAATTGGAATCAGTTGTTAGGTTCCAATTTAAGTACATCGCAAAAAATTGTAGATTCATTTTTCTCAGGTTCGATATCAGGAGTTGAGTTAGGAATTGATTACACTGCATTTCCAGAATTTGTTTATTATTCATCGGCTGCTGAACGAGTAGCTGGTTTCAAATCAAAATTAGAAACAATTGAATATTACAATAATCGATTAACAACATTAGCTAATACTAGTGGTTCATCATCTGGTTCGTTGTCTGTTAACATTGCAAGTACTACAAAGAAACGTGATGATGTTATTGGACGATTTGATTCATTCGAGCGATGGTTATACAATGAACCAACTGCTAGTATTTACACTCATGGTATCACTGGTAGTTTTGTTAAAATAGGTATTGAAGGAGAAGCTTTTGCAGTTTCGCCATATCCTAAACATGTTGTCAATGGCCAATATGCATTATACCCAACTACTGCATCGGTAGCCGATACATGGTACGATACATTGTTAGAGGCAGCAATATTATACGATGAAAACAATCCATATGGCTTAACGAAATCAATTCCACAACATATTCGTGAAGATGCTAACAACAGCGAGTATGAATCATTTGTTAATATGATTGCTCACCATTTTGATATATTGTATACATATGCAAATGCATTAACTCGTGTACATATCAAAGAAGAGCATCCTAAACGTGGTATTGACAAAGATGTATTGTTTGATATTGCTCGTTCACAGGGCTGGCAGTTAGTTAATGGCCAACAAGCCAGTCAACTCTGGCGATATAAGTTGGGTACAAATGTTTCAGGTTCGTTTGCATCTACCGGTAGTATTTTTTCTCAAAGCGATGAAGCAATTACTGGAGAGGTTTGGCGTCGTATTGTTAACAACTTACCTTATATATTAAAAACGCGTGGTACTGAACGGTCAATTAAAGCATTGTTAAATATATACGGTATTCCACAAACAATACTCAGTATTCGTGAGTATGGTGGACCGATGGTAGGTAATGACTGGCCGGCCTTAACTGAAGATCGATATTCGTATGCAGCATTTTTTAATTCAGGTTCGCATATAAAATATGCAACTAATTATATAAGTTCAAGTATTGGTAATTGGGGAATGACCCGAGGTACCAACAATGTAATACCGGTTCAGACGCGCGAGTTCAGATTTAGGCCAGCATATACCGGAAGCATGTTATTGTATACACAGTTAGATCAAAATAATGCTCCATTGACGCAAATTGCTATACAACATACTGGATCATATTCTGGTAGTGGTTTATATGGACGAATCAATGTGTCTTTCGGTCGTGCAATTTCAAACATAATACCAATGACAGCGTCATCAGCTTGGTTGCCGTTGTTCAATGGCGAGTTTTGGAATTTACGATATGGATGGTATACGACTGGTTCACATTTTAACACTGGATCAAATACTGATACTACATATAATATTCAAGTACAACAATCATCTGATTTTATACGAGGTAAAATTAATTTTTCATCAAGTATTGAATTTACACCGACCGCAGGAAATCATTATCTAGTATGGAGCCGTCCAGGAACTACACCATTAAACTATGTGTATATCGGTGGTACAACCGGTTCAACAGACACATTTAATGTAAATACCTATCTAAATAATATGTTAGGTGGCAGGCCTGGTACATATTCTGGATCGATGCAAGAATATCGTGAATGGTTAGAGTATTTAGGAAATGATGCTTTTGATGAACATACATTTAATCCAACGTCTTATGTGAGTTATTTATCACCGAGTAGTTCGTATGATACATTGGTTCGTCATTACACATTAGGTACTGACATTATCGGTGTTGCTTTAAACACTCCAGGTACTATCATTTCATCGAGTCATCCTAATTATGTGATAAAAGATTTTATGATGACCAGCAGTTACAATTCAAATGCTTATGCATATGGATTCGTAGTGCCATCTGATCCGCAACGTGGAAATTTTATTCCAGTAGAAGAAACATATTATATACGCGGAGCTTCATTAGGAGCTTCTAATCCGCGATCAGAAAAAATACGTTTAGAAGACAATTACCTTATACGACGTTTATCGCCAATCGTATCTGCAGAACGTTCTAGTTTTGATACAGCACCTCTCGATTCAAACAAATTAGGATTGTTTTATAGTTTTGCAGATCAGGTAAATAAAGATGTATTCAATCAAATTGGACGTGTTGAATTAGATGATTACATTGGCGATCCGGATGATGAATATGAATTAGTTTATGAAGACTTAAAACGTTTTTCATCGCATTACTGGAAGAAATTTACAAATAATTCAGACGTTAATTCATTTAATCGCATCTTTAGTCAATACGATTTTTCGGTTTTCAATCAGATTAAACAGACATTACCGTTACGCGTTGATGATGTGACTGGATTATTAATTGAACCTAACATATTAGAACGATCAAAGGTACAGATAACAAAACCTATCAAAGTTGAGAATCCTCAATATGAATTTAGTTTAGGCGATATACCACCAACCGGTAGTGGTGTCGTTAACGTACCGTACGAAGCATTGATTGGTAATGATGAAACAACTGTTTATACACCTTCCGCCATATGGCAAGATGTGTATTTAGGTGAAACTAGTCTAGTTAAAAATACTGGCAGTTCCAATTATCATACAATAGAAACATTGCCGGTAGATGAATTACGTTCATACACAGCATCGTTTATCAGATCAAATTATTATGTGAGTGGTGCCCGCAGTTATGTAAATACTTATTATGATAACCAAGATGTTCTTTTCAGTCCTACTAGCACCGCCACAACAATTGAATGGATGGACAACACCGCGCCGTTAGGTACATACGATTGGCAGCAAAAAATTGTGGAAGGTACTGGATCAGCATGGTTAACAGTGAATGGACCATTGGCGGCAGGTCAGTATACTAATCAGATCCGAATGAAATTGAATTCATATAATCCGTATGATACGGTGATACGACCAAAAATAAAACTGCAAGCTAGTTCGTCAGTCGCGGCTGTAAACTATACAGCTGCATTAGTTCGTACGGAAACTGATGATATACATTCACGTATTCTATATGTATATGATGTGCAGACTGGTGTCACTGATAATAATGTGCTGTTTGATATGCAGTTTGATAGTATATTGGTGCCATCATATACACATCTAACATTGGTGTTACAGTTCCAGGCACCGCCAGAACCGGTGGCAAGTGTCTTATATACTGACGTCAGTGCATCAATGCGTTTTTCATCTGGATCGAATCGAGGCGTCGATTCAAGCGGTACTTACGGTCAAGCACTTGAATTTATGTCAACTGCTTCGGTTGATTTTAATCCGATTGGCATACCAACTGGATTTGTAAGGACAAATGCAGCTGATATTTCTTGGTTTTCTGATCCTACTAACGGTGTTGTTCCGGTATACTGGTTTAACGCTGGTAGTCCATATTTTTATGAAGATGGCGTCGGCGGAGCTAATATAAACGGTGCTCAGTTTTTATCATCATCAATTGATGGTGTAGGAACTCGTTTAATATTTTTAGGAAGTGATCGTAGCGATACAAATATAGCAGAAACATTCGGTGCTGCTGCTGATTTAGGAACTGGAACTTTCACTTTAAATTCCGTCGATGATGGCAGCGGTGTATCAAATTGGGTATCACAATCAGTATCATATAATTTAGTCACTGGCATGACTTTAGTTTTAAAACGTGTAGTGCCTATCATTACAATTGAAGAAATTTGTCATTCAGTTCGTAACATTGAAATAACTGAGACACGTGAAAGTGATATATATATGAAACATGTATATCATTATTCTGGAAGTCCTTCTATTACAAATGATTATGAACGTAACTTCAACTATGCACAAAGCGCATCCAAAGGAATGTATTATAGCCGAAGTCTATCGCCGGCTAGTTATCACGATGACTTTTATGAATCATATGAACGCGCTTTTTATATTGGAACACAAATATCATCGCCTAAACCAAATATAGGTTCGGATGATCGAAACATCGGCGGGACACCGGTGATTGAAATTTATGAAGTGAATCCAAATCAAATTTTCTATAATTCTACACCGCGACAAGCTGGTAATGGCGGTGGATTAGAACCTGGGAATATAACTATAAGATAATTGAATCATGAGCATATTTATTAAAAATTGGAGAAAAAATGGGATACCTAGATAATAGTACAATTACAGTTGACGCTATTTTAACAAAAAAAGGACGAGAGTTATTAGCACGCGGACAAAATGAATTTAAGATCAGTCAATTTGCATTAGCAGATGATGAAGTTGATTATGATTTATACAATCCAGAGCATCCGCTAGGAACAGCATATTACGGCGCTGCAATCGAAAACATGCCGGTAACAGAAGCATTGACAGATGAATCTCAAATGATGAAATACAAATTAGTTACTTTACCAAAGGGAACTGCCCGTATACCAGTCATTTCAATTGGAAATACAGATGTAACATTACGTGATAATCAATCAGTTGTTATCAAACCTGTTACAACAAACTTTGTACAAGGAAACCAATCATTTGGTTATACAGCAATTCTTTCTGATTCTGATGCTGCTACAATTGTTGCAATTAAATCAGCTCCAAATACAGATGGATCATCTACCGTACCTCAATTCATTGGCGATAATGAAGCTGCTCAAACAGTAACCGTTTCTGGTATGGAATTTGAAATTACAGCTAAGAGCCAATTGATAACAAGACGTACAGCGACTATATTGTTCATTGGTAATGAAACAGGTGGCCGCGCATTGTTGACAATTACAATTGAGCCTCAACAAATTCAAGGAATATCTAACGTGGCAACGTTATAATAATTATTAAAGGATAAAATGGGACTTGGGAATAGAAATATCGCAGCAAATGGTTTTAGACCGAATCGTGTTGCAGCACCGCGAACCCCGGCGGCATCGGCAATTGAAACATTAGCTCGCCAATTAGCAGATAATTTGATTCGTGAACGTGAATCGGCAAGACAACGTGTTCGAAATGGCCGAATTTATACACCATTCGACCCAACCGAAGATGTGTTAGCGAACAACATTGAAACGATTACTAAAGGTTTGTTCTCAGGTAACACTGGTAGTTTATTAAGCTTTCATACACAAAGTTCAGCAACGGCTATTCAAAATACATATTATCGACAAATTTATAATGGTGTATCGACAGCGGTAACATCTCAACCACAATTTTCTATTGCATATGGCCATTATGATGGATCGGGTTCTGGTGATTTAACTGGTAACTTAAATAATGATACGCCGAGTCGTGCAATATACAAACAATATGCTCAAATACTATTACAGCCGTTAGATAAAAAATTTACAATTAATGGTGAAGATACTGACAGTATCTATGTACTTAATTTTAATAGAGCACGTTTTCGTGAACGACTTGATCCGGGAAACATTGAAATTAACTTAGCAGTGTTATCAGGATCTTTTTTTGCAAATAATGACCATACCGGATCTAACGTAAAACCAACGGGTGCACGAGTTGTATCGTTGATCGATGATTCGGCATTGTCATCTGCAGCTGTAGGTGAAACTGGACGTGTATATAACATTGTATCTGGGACAATTGATGATGGTACAGTATTTTATCCAAATTCTGCAGCACTGCAATATTTTGGTTTAATGTATCCTGAGGCAGGAGTTATCATATTAGATGCTAACAAATTAGATATTTCAGCATCGTTTAACACTGTAACTGGGTCTGGTGTGCAAGGTGATAATGCAATGAAATTATTTACTGCATTATCTGGATCAGTTCCAATTGCCGTCCCGGCCGGTCGTAATTATGGTTTGCAAGCACGCTCATCAGAACAAGTTAAATCAACGTATTATTTCGTACGCGTTAAGAACGGCGATTTCAATTATTCAAATAACCCATCTTTTGTTACAGGATCAAACGGTAATTTAGCATATACGACGTTTATCAGTAATCCTCAGACATATATCACAACTGTTGGATTATACAATGACCGTAGAGAATTATTAGCTGTAGCTAAAATGAGCCAGCCTATACTAAAATCGTTTACGCGTGAAGTGTTGATCAAAGTAAAATTAGATTTTTAAGATGATATGATATGCCAATTACTCCATCAGTATTCAGAGCTATTCGTAAAAACGATATACATCAAAGACCGTTCAAGGCTTATAAAAATTATATTGTAACAGATGAAGGTGCCGTAGCAGAAAAATATGGTGTACAAAAAGCGTCTCATAAAAGAGTTGCGCCGCATGTCGGTGATAACAGTTATAACTATCCAGTAAATTCGACTGATGGCACAAACCAACATGTTGTATGGAAATGGATTGATCATCGGTATTATCGATATCCATATGACCAAACACGTTGTGTTGAGTTAACTAATAATAATGTAGTTGAAAAATACTACTTTATGACGGCATCGATTGTAACAATTCCATATCATCAAATGGGAGAACGTGTTAAAGCTGGATCATTACGATTCATGTCTTTCATTAACAGTTCATCGACAAATCTAAGCAATGCAGAATTTTCTGTTACAGGCTCAGATGATGGATACGGTAATTTACGTGATCCATATATCATCACATCATCAATGGCATCGTCAAGTAATTTGCAATTTTATTTACATTTTAATAACGAATTTCGTAGATTTGATGATAATTACGGACGTGTAAAATCAGCTGATACAATTTTATATAAACTTAAAGGACGAGAAACTGTTGCAGAAATATCTAATGTTGAAATACAAAACGGCGTTAATGTTAAAGTTTCTAACAGTGTTTATGCACCGTCTGGTTTATCTGGATATTTTACAGGTAGTTTAAATTCGTTTATAAAATTAAACGATGCTCAAATATTTGAACAGTTTCAACGGTGTGATCAATGGATGCTATCATTTTGGATAAAGCCAAATGATTTGACTAGTACTGGTAGTATACTTTCAAAATTTGCTAATATTAGAGAACAGTACTATGACAATTTATATAAAATGGTCAAGTTTCGTACTGTTAATAAACCAAT